TTTGTAGTGCTTCTAGTTCTTTCGCTTTTTCTTTGATAGCAGCCTCAAGACCCTCAAGAGCTGTTCTGTGCTCTGTGGCTTGATCGTCTAGGCGCTTTTCAATATCGCTAAGTAGACGTTCTGCACCTGTATCAACTGTTTGTACTACGGGTGCTTGTGGAGTAACTGCACTTACAGCAGCCTTAATTTTGGCCTGTAAGGCTTCTTCTTCTCGAACTTTACGCTGTGCTTCTTCAGCAGCTTTTGTTTGTGCTTCTAGTACAGCCTTAGCAGTTTGCTCAGCAGCTTTAGCAGCAGCATCTGCTAGTAACTTTTCTAACTCTTTTGGATCCATGTCCCATTCCTCTTTTGTTGTGCTTTTTGCTGCTTTTGGTGTATCAAGCTTTTTAGCTGATTCCACTGGCGCTGGTGCAAATTGCTGTTTATATAACTCAAACTCTGTGGCATTGTCAAATGCCTTGGCTAAACTAAATAGTGTGTTTTGATTAGCTGGTATTGAAACTACACTAATTTCATGTAACTCCAATTCTTTGATAAGAAAAGATTCTGAGACGCTGTCATAATCAGCATCACGAACTCTAAATCCTACACTAAACGCGCTTAAGATACCCTTTTTAATCAGCTTGTAAACATCACCTACTTCCTGAGGAATCTGGGCACGCACCCATAATCCTTGGTCAGTAACTTTATGTTCTACCATCTTGCCAATAGGCATTTGATGGTTGTGATAGGCTAGTATAATTGGATTTTTAAGGTAATTACTTAACCCCTCATTCCATGCCTTCATAGGAATAACATCACCTTGTCTATCACGGTCTACTGTGCTAGCATATCCTTCAATATAAATATTATCTTCGGATTCGTTACTAGCGGTAAACTTGCTGCTTAAATAGAGTAATTTATCGATTTTTTTAGTCATATTACTCCCTTGTAGTACTAGGCCTACCACCCAACGATGGATTGGCTGCTGAACCTGCTATGTTAGCAGGTATTCTTATTGTATCCTGACCCTCAAGTTTAGGATACCGTAATTCTTGTCTAGCTTCATTTGGTGTAATAATTCCACCATTAACTAGTGTGCTGTGATACTTTGCTGTTTCACCTACATCTGGCTGTAGCGCACTAACACTGCTGGTTACTGCTTCTACATCATATCCAAAATATCGCTCCAGGCTAGAAATATACAATCTAACAATTGGCAATACTGTTTCTAGGTAAAATAAGCGCAAATTAGGAGCAATGTTAGCATTGTTACCTCCCATCAACAATACAGGCGGAACACCTATATTAGTCATTATACGCTCGGTATGTGTACGTATAGCTACATCAAAATCTAGGTCACTAAACTTTTGATCTTGTAGTTTATATGGCTTTAGTCCACTGTCAAGTATAATTGGTCTGCGTCCGCCATTTTTAGCATTATATCGCTGCTGCCAGTAGGCTAGTGTTTTTTCTTTAGCCTGCGGACTTAGAGTATTCTCACTGGTGAGTACCAGTCCAAAAATTGTGCCATTTTCAAAAAACCGTTGCTGAAACTCCTGCATGCTGTAGAGTATATTAATATTGTCTAAGCATGATTCAAGTCGGCTACATCCACGATAGATGCTCGTACTGTTAATATCTTTAAAGTAAAAAACATCTTGCTCTGAAAAAGTTACGCCGCTATTATACTTGTAGCCACGAATAAAAGTTCTAGGGTCTGTTAGTATATCAACATTGTCTGCTGGTAGGTGGTACATAAATGTACCATCAAAATGTACAAATGCATTTCCATCTAGTAAGAGGTCTTTAAACAGCTCACGACGAAAATCTTGTGCACTTTGATAGGGGTTTGGACGAAAGTTTAGTAGTGTGTTTAATGTTTTTTGACGTATACCGTTAACTACACCATCATGTATTTTATCTTTAATATCATAGTCTAGTGAACTACACGCACTAACTACCATATTAACTGCTCTGTTTACGCTGTCAATATTACGAAAAGCGTTTCTATAAGTTATAATGCGCTGTGTACTGTGTACACTACTGCCTTCTTCCCTTGCTATTACCGGTTGAGCTGGATTTAGTTTTTCACGAATCCAACTGCGAAATCTTTCTAATGCCACCGCCGCCTCCTGTAAATTCGCTAAACAGACCGGACTGGGGTACGCTACCTCGATAATTACTCAAACCGCTCTTATGTTTTTCCTGCTGTAATTGTATCCAGTGTTGTTGTTTAGCAACCGAGCTAGGTAACGGACTTTTACCGTAGATTCCGTGCAGTTGTACATGATGCCTATTACATAGTGTATAGACTAAATCATATACCTGTTCACGGTGACTGCTAATAAACTCGTCACGAACACTAAGTATGCCCTCATCAGTACTAACATCATAACCATGCTTTTTTGCCCAGATCTCTAGGAGATAGGTAATACTGTGTAGATGATGTAATTCTAAGTCTTGAGTACTGTTACATATATAGCAGTGTGATTGTTTTTCATAGGCGCTTTTAGCCTTGTCTCTGATCCACTTAACGGCGATTCTTTTATTGGTATTTATAGCCATAAAATTTTACTATTAGTACATTTTAGCTATTTTATACCAAAAGCACAGTAAAAGTCAACACTATTTTTTTATACCACATAGCTGTATATGGCATACCGTAATGCATCTGCTATATGACTATGCCGATCATGTTTAGGACGTTCACGCACTAACCCCTCACGATCATCCCAACGATATTGATCAATCATAGCTAGTACATGTTCGCAATGTTTAAGCACACGCAGTCTTCCTTGCTGTATAATTGTTTGTAGGTAGGCAATGCCAGGTAATACATCTTTTTTAGCTTTAGTAGTTGATATATTATAGGTATAGGCAAGATCACTACTAAATTGTGCTGCAGCACTGTCTATAAATATTACCTCTGGACTGTGCTGGTCAATTATCTTATGAAAATGCTCACTATGCTGCGCAGTGCTGCGCTCTGCTTCACAGTAGTCGTGGACAACCCAGTAGTACTCCGTAGCTGGATCATAAACTACTACAACAAAAGCTGTAGCGTCTCTGTAGCCTGGATCGCAGCCAGCAAAACACTCGCCGCGTATTGTAGGTGGTAGTTCTTCTAGGACGTGTTCAGGTAAAAAGCTCTCATAGATCTGACCCAAGTAGCTGGTAAAACTAGCTAAATATTCTTGCTCAAACTCTGCCCGAGGCATTGACCTACGTGCTTCTAGGATGTCACTAGCACTAATTCGGGTATTTTCATTGTAGTCGGCTTGTATGCTAATCCACTCCTTAAACTCACTATCAAATCCACGGTTATAGAACTGACTAAACCAGTTTTGACGACCGCGTGGCGTCGATATAAATATAGCCTTACTATTAGCTTTATCTAATGTAGGGCGCAATGCTACGTTAAAAGCACGCTCACCATGCTCTGATAGTGCAGCTTCATCAAATATTATAAGATCATAGCTGCGACCTACAGTACTGTCAACTGTGGTAATAGATCCCATACGAATAGTACTACCATTAGCTAGCTCAATAACTTTGTCCTTTAAGTTATCACGCTGTACTTCGAGGTCAAAGTGTTTAATTAGGCGACGCTGCAGCTCAAAACTAATACTACTTAAACTATAGTTGGGCGATATAACAAGTACATTACAGTGCGGCACTAGTGTAACTAATTGACCTATAATATTAGCTATATAAGTTTTGCCTAATCGTCTAGCAAGTGCTGCGCAAACAAATCTATACTGTGGACTGTTGACAGCATTGATTAGTGCGATTTGGGGTCTGTTGATAGTTTCATACATTCCCAATAGTTTAAGGTAGTTATCAATAGGCAACTTTATAAATCTGGTACTTGCTGGATAATCTGCAATTGTTTCACAATCGATATCAGGTCTACTAACCGTTAGCACTAAACATCTCCACTAATTAATTTGTGTATTAGCTGTGAGTACTTAGTGCCATCATCGTTAATCTGGACGTTTACCTGCTTTTGTGGTGCACTTTCAGTGCGCAGTTTCTGTAGCTGTATTTCACGATCTAAGAGGTCCATGCTCATTTTATGGCTAAGATGTAAGAGGTCTGCAATATCTTTTCCTGACCCAACCCCAGCTTCTTCCAACTCCTCAAATTTACGCTTGATAACCGCGTCCATGGCACGTCGCATAAGAAAGCGGTTGTTGTAGCCTGTATCAAAAAATACGCGATCAATATAACCACGCACTTCACCGCGAGCTAAAATTTCACATACCCTGTCAAGCGGTAGGTTGAGCTCCTCTGCAACAAGTTTAGAACTATTTGTTGTTAGATAACAATTAGCTACCTCAAGCGCTTCAGGTGATATATGTAGGGTTTCAGCTGGTAGGTTTGTGCTCATTGAAATCCTACCTAGCCTCAAACCTAAGTTGATCACTGAGCTGGCTGGTTTCTCCTGAACCTAACACACAGCCTAAGCCGCCTCGATATTCAACCAAGGTCCAACTGGTCTTTTCATTGTTGAAAAATAACACAGTTTGATTACCCATTTCATTCGGTCCGCCACGCCAGATTGGTATTTCCCGCCAATCTTTACCTGTGACCGTGGCCATGATTTGTCCAAAATCTCCGCATGGCACTGGTTTATTCATCATGCGTAAATTTGGGGGTTGTGCCCATGATATAAAAGGAAAAATCCCTAAAATGCAGATAAAAATGG